ACATTTGGAATCAAGTACCCGAGCGAAGGCACTACTGAACAAAGGTCGTCGGGCGCTGCGATGCAGTGCGAAGATTGCCAGGAAGAGATAACGGACAAGCAGTTCCGGCAGCAGACCTGGGACACCGGGATATGGATGACCGAGGACAAGTCGGTCTACCTCGGAAATGACGATGGTGTCTGCTACTTGGCTGATGGGACTCGGATAGACCCGCATCCTGAGAGCGTCGGGTTCAAGGCTTGGCAGGGTGTCAGTGAACTGATCCCATTCAGCAAGCTGGTTTCACAGTGGCTGGCGGTGCAGAACTCGGAGGACAAGGATGTTCGATCGTTCGTCAACCTGGTGTTAGCTGAGACCTACGAGGTAGAAGGAACCGAGAAGGCCGACCATGAGTTGATGCACCGGAACAGGCCAGAGCACTACGACTGGGAGATTCCAGACCAGGTCAATTGTCTGACCCTCGGGATTGATCAGCAGGATGACCGTTTCGAGCTTGGTTGGGTTGGCTGGGGTGCTGGAGAAGAATCGTGGAATATTAAATACCAGATTCTTCAGGGTGATCTGGCGCAGCCAATCGTATGGGATCGCCTTGAACGGACCATCCGAGAAACTCAGTTCAGAAAGCGATCCGGAGAAATCGTCCGTCCGACCCTGACCGTACCCGATCACGGCGGTCACTACTCTAGGCAGATGGAAGCGCTATGCAGAAAGATTGGCGCAATGTACATGATGCCGGCGAAAGGGCTCAGTGTCTACGGTCGGCCGATAGTCGATATTCCGCGAAAGCCGAACAAGAACAAGGTCTATCTGCTGAATGTCGGGACCGACACAGTTAAAAACCTCGTGCATCAGCGGTTGCAGATCAAGCCGCCATCAGGATGGAAGCGATGCCAATCGTTGCCTGGTTACATCCACTGGCCGGTTTCAGAAGATTTCGACGAGGAATACTTCAAGCAGTTCTGCGCTGAACGCCGCGTTCCCAAGTGGACGGCCGGTGGCGTCAAGCGCTACGTCTGGGATGCGGAGAAACGCCGGAATGAGCCTTGGGATGTTTTTTTGCTGAACATGGTGGCGGTGCAGGTCTTGCAGCAGCGATTCGGAATCTCTCTCGATGAGCCTGTCAAGCACATGCAGTTGCCGAGCTATAACACCCAAAATAAATCACTTTCGGACCTCGCACGGGAGCTCAACGATGGTTGACCAGGCAGCTCTGCAATCCGAGCTGGACGAGCTGTACATCGTCCGCCGCAAGCTGCTCACGGGCGAGCATGTCGAGCAGTACCAGTTGGGCCGTGGCGACGCAAGCCGGCGTGTACAGCGCACGCCGCCGGACATCAATCGTGTCGAGGCGCGCATCCGCACGCTGGAAGCTCAGCTCGGCATCAACACCAGCCGTCGCCGCGGCGTCATCGGAGTCAGTTACTGATGCGCCCGCAGCCTGACACCGGCCCGCGCATCCTCGATCAGCACGGCAACGTGCTAAGCGCGCGAAGCTATCAAGGCGGCGATCGCACCGACCAGGCACTGTCGCGCTGGCTGCCGATGCTGCAGTCGCCGGATGATGAGGTTGTCGATGGATGGGAAACCAGCGTCGGGCGCCTACGTGATCTAATCCGCGAAAACGGCATCACCAGCGGGCTCGTGCAGACCCAGCTTGACAGCGTGATTGGTCCGGACCTGATGCTGGTGCCGAAGCCCGATTACCGCGCGCTTGGCCTGAGCGCCGAATGGGCGCAGGAATTTGCCGCCGCGGTACGCTGCAGGTGGCGCGCCTACGCCTACGACCCGCAAAACCGGATCCACGCCAGCGAAGTACTGGACTTCCCGGGCTTGATTCGGCAGGGCTACCGCTCGCGCATGATGACCGGCGAAATCACGGCCACAGCAGAATGGATCGAGCGGGACGGATGGCCCTATCGCACGGCCATTCAGCCCTTCGATCCCGAGCGGATGAGCACCCCGTCCGACAAGATCGAGGACCCGGGCCTGCGCCACGGCGTGGTGAAGAACCGCTTCGGCGCTCCGGTGGGCGCATTCATCCGAAACGCCCACCCGAACGACAGCATGCACCTGCGCGGGCAGCTACGCTGGCGCTACGTGCCCAGCCGCACGCCGTTCGGGCGGCTGCAGCTCATTCACCTGTATGACCAGGAGCGCCCCGGCCAATCGCGCGGCCGCACCGGTCTGCTCTCGGCGATCAAGCAGATCAAGATGCTCGAGCGCTGGCAGTCGACCGCAATGCAGGCCGCCATCATCAACAGCATGTACGCCGCCGTCATCGAGTCAAGCGTCGAACATCCGGAGATCATGGCCGCGCTCGGTCAGCAGGAGAGCCCGCAAGCGACCTACCTGCGCGACGCCCTTGAATACCACCAGGGCACCGACCGAATCCAGTTCGACGGTGCCAAGATCGCGCACCTGTTCCCGGGAGAAAAGCTGGATCTGCAATCAGCCAAGCAGCCAGTTGCCGCCTTCGAGCAGTTCGAGCGCGCCGCGCTCCGCCATATCGCAGCGGCCACCAACAGCAGCTACGAGCAACTGAGCAAGGACTACACCAACACGACGTTCAGCAGTGCGCGCGCCTCGATGCTAGAGGCCTGGAAGTTCGTGCTCAGCGAGCGCCACCACGTCGCAAATCGGTACGCCTCGATCATCTATACGCTCTGGCTTGAGGATTCAATAAGTTCCGGCGACATCCCCGTGCCCGGTGGCCTGGGAGCATTCCTGGCTCCCGGAGGCAAGCGCGCATTTTCGCAGGCCAAGTGGATCGGCCCCGGCCGCGAAGAGATCGACCCGGTAAAACGGTCCAACTCAACCCGCATCGACATCAGCCTTGGGCTCACCAGCCATGAGGAAGAAGCCGCAGCCCGCGGTCGTCAACTCGACGAAATAATCGACGAACAGACCGCCCTGTATCGCAAATACCAGGCCAAGGGCGTGCCCGAAGAAACCGCGCGACGGCTGGTATGGGGCGCCGCCAACGTCGCCTTCGAGGATTCCGACATGGCCGCCGATGAAGCAACCGAACAAGGGAGCCAGAATGGCTGATCAACCGAAACTCGACGTCACCGTCCGGCAGTTCGACCTGCCGCACCTTGCCGCGCGCTTTTTCGATACGCCGCTGCTGATCCAGCCCGACAAGGTACAGGCGCTGGCCTGGGCACTGCGTGGCAAGCTCGGCCTAAGCGTTGAACAGCCGGCCGGCGCGGTGATGGAAGCATCTGGCCCCGGCCTCATGGGGGAACGCATGGACCCGCGCGGCGGCTACCATGTCGATCGCGGCGTCGCCGTCCTGCCCATTCGCGGCACGCTGGTCAACCGAGGGGCGTGGATCGGCAGTTCGTCCGGCCTCACCAGCTACGAGGGCATCGCGCATCAGCTCGACCTGATCGCCGCCGACGAACGCGTTCGCGCGGTCATGCTCGACGTGCACAGCTACGGCGGAGAGGCCACCGGCGTGGACGACCTCGGCCGCATGATCAGAGCGCTCGAAAAGCCGGCCTACGCCATGATCGACGGCGCCGGATCCAGCGCGGCCTACTGGATTGCAGCCGCAACCCGCCGGGTCTACATCGCCAACTCCAGCCACGGCGGCAGCATCGGCGTAGTCATCACGCACGCCTCATATCAGCAGGCGCTGGAAGACGCGGGCGTCGTCGTCACGCACGTCCACGCCGGCGCCGAAAAGGTGCTCGGCAGTCCGTACCGCGACCTAACCGAAGGAGACCTCGAAAAGCTCCAGGCCAAGGTCGACCGCACCTATCGCGCTTTCGTCGAGACCATCGCCGATTTCCGCGACCTGCCGACCGAGGACGTCCGCGCCACCGAGGCCGCTGTGTTCGACGGCCCAGAACTGGTCGAGAAAGGTCTGGCCGACGGTGTGACCACCGGCCGGCGCCTGCTTGCGGCTATTCAATTCAATTTCGAAAACCCCGATCCCGACCGGGAACCGGGCCTTACCAGCGGCAGCCGCCGCACCACAACGTCAACTTCACGAGGTGGAATCATGACGAAGCAAAACGATGGCGGTGCGAACCCTGCCGCCGAAAGCACGTACACGCAGGCCGAAGTCGACGAGCTTCTGGCCGAGGCAACCACCGGCCAAGATGAAGCCGTCGCAACCGCCCGGGCAGAATCTGCCGCGGCCGAACGCCAGCGCATCAGCGCCATCCTCAACTGCGAGCAGGCCAAGACCCGCCCGGCGCTGGCGCACAAGCTCGCGCTCTCGGATCAGGCCTACTCGGTCGACGCCGCAACAGAAATCCTCGAAGGAGCCGCCGAAGAGGCCCGGGCACATGCCGATCCGCTGGCCGCGCTCATGGCCGGCAACACGCCGGGTATCAGCTCGGACGACGGCGGCCTCGCCGAGACCGAAGCGGACGAGACCGAAGCCGCCGCCAACTTCATCCTGAATGCCGGCAAGTCCGGCGCAACCGAGTGAGGGCCTGACCATGTCTGCAGAATTTTCGATTGAAGGCACGCTTGCCTACGACAACCTGCTTGCCGGCGACATGCCGCGAGTGGCTGAAAAGCAAACCGTCCTGTCCGGAGCGGGCATCCTCGAAGCGGGAGCCGTGCTTGCAAAAGATTCCGTCAACAGCAACAAGCTGGTCCCGGTCAACGACGCATCGGTTACGGCATCAATCCGGACGCCGTACGCCATCCTGGCCGAAGCCGTGGATGCAACCTCGGCGGACGCCGGGGCTATGGTCTACCTGTCCGGCCACTTCAACGAACTCGCGCTCACATTCGGCGGCGACGACACGGCGGATGATCACCGTGCCGCGCTGCGTGGACTGGGCATCTTCGTCACCAAGAACACGGGAGCCTGATCAACATGGATATCTTTTCTACCAACACGCTGAACCGCGTCGTCGAGCAGATCCGGTTCCCATCGTCGTTCCTGCTCGATGTGTTTTTTCCGCAGGTCGAAACCTTCGACACTGAGGACATCCACTTCGATGTCGACGACGACAAGCCGCGCCTCGCGCCCTTCGTACACCCGCTGGTGGCCGGTCAGGTGGTCCAGTCCAAGGGCTTCCAGACCAATACCTTCAAGCCGGCTTACATCAAGGACAAGCGCGTCCACAGGCCGGACCGCTCGCTGCGTCGCTCAATCGGTGAAGCCGTTGGCGGCTCGCTCAGCCCGGCCCAGCGCAGCGCCATCTCGGTGCGTCGCGATCTGGAAGACCAGATGCAGATGCTCACGCGCCGGCAGGTAGTAATGGCCGCCGAAACCCTGCGCACCGGGCAGACCACCATCGTCGGGGAAAAGTACCCCGAAAAGGTCGTGGACTTCGGCCGTGACTCCACGCACACCGTCACGCTGACCACCTCGGCACGCTGGGGTGAAGCGGGCGTCAGCCCGGTGGGAGACCTCGAAACCTGGATCGAGCTGATCCAGGACACCGCGGGCGCTGTGGCCAATGTGGTGGTCATGGATGTCAAGG